CTGTTTTGTACATGCAAAATAATAATTTAAGCTAATAAATAATTTGTGGGGCTTCGGCCCCACAGCTTAATTAAAGGAAAAAATATGAGTTCAGATCAAAAGTTTACAAATATAGCTAGCACAGGACAGGTAAAAACTATTTCTGGTGGATCAGTAAATATTGGACCTTGTAGAGTAACTTACATACAAGCAAATGGTGTAGCTTCTTCTACAGTGGTTTTAAGAGATATTTCATCTGGTAGCACAGGAGATAAAGTTTTCGAAGCTGATTTTAATACAGAAGGTTTAGATATCTATGTTCCAGGAAATGGTATTAGATTCGAAAACGGTATTCAAAGCATAAGTGGTTATCAATTAAAGACATCTAGAAGATCTATAAATATAATGCTTCAAGAATGGGGCAATAGAGGTATTCACTATTGGGAAATAGATGAAACTAATATGGATCTTGTAGAGGGTCAGTCAGACTATGATTTTTTTAGATCAACTGCTGATGGCACGAGTGCCGTTACAACTCCAACTAATGGTATCACAGGTATGTCTGATATTCTTGAAGCTCAATTAAGATCGGATAGAACATCAACAGATCAATCAGATAGTCCAATGACTAAGGTTGATAGATCTACATACGCAGGTTTTTCAAACAAACTATCAAAAGGAACACCTAATCAATATTGGGTAGAAAGATTTATAGATAAAGTTAGAGTTCATATTTATCCTACACCAGACTCTACAAATGCGTCTAAAGATATGCATTTTTATTTTATAAAAAGAATTCAAGATGTCGGTGCTTATACCAATGCAACTGATATACCATTTAGATTTGTGCCATGTATGGTTTCAGGTTTAACATATTATTTATCAATGAAATATGCACCACAACTTACACAGCAAATGAAGTTAGTTTATGAAGATGAATTTCAAAGAGCGTTACAGGAGGATGGGTCAGCTTCTAGCACATATATTACACCTAAAGCTTATTACCCAGGTACATAATGGCAAAATACGCAACAGGTAAATATGCAAAAGCAATATCTGATAGATCAGGTATGGAGTTTCCATACAAAGAAATGGTCAGAGAATGGAATGGATCTTTTGTGCATGTATCAGAGTTTGAACCAAAGCAACCACAATTAGAACCAAAACCTATGAATGGTGATTCTATATCTTTAAGAAATGTAAGACCAGGAAGATCAGAGCCTGCCGTAGCCGCAATGTTGGGCAACAATCCTTTTTCAATAACTGCATCATCACAAACAATCACGGTTACAGAAGAAAATCATGGTAGATCAAGTGGTAATACTGTAAGATTTAGAAATGTAACAGGCAGTCCAGGAGGAGTGGCTTTTACAACATATGAAAATTCTAGTGGTTTTAGTATAACTGTAACCACTGCTGATAAGTATACATTTACATTAGGTGTAACACCTAGTATAACAGAGGAATCAGGAGGAGCAACTGTGTCCGCAGGACCAGTTACATTAACAGCATGATTAAAAAATTAAAAAACTTTATTGCAAAACTATTTGGTATTAAACAATGTCAGTGCAAAGATGAACATTTAGAACTATATGAAGATGTGCCAGAACCAGAAATTCCTGTGCACAAAGCAGAAAAAATAAAATCAAAATATAAAGAATAATGGCATACACTTTAACAAATTTACAAGACGATATTAAAAGTTATACGGAAGTTGATAGTTCTGTTTTTTCTACTTCTGTTTTAGAAACCATAATTAAAAATGCTGAAAATAGAATTTATAGAGATTCTGATTCTGACGATAACAGATTTTATGCTACATCAAATTTACAATCTGGTAGTAGATATGTAACCATACCTTCAGATTTAAGAGCTATAAGATATGTACAGTTAAAAGATACAACTGTTAGTCCAAATGTACAAACTTTTTTAGAAAAAAAAGAAACTAGTTATATGGCGACATTTTATGATACTCCAGGCACAGCATCTGGTCTTCCTAAATATTATGCTAACTGGGACGCTAATTTTTGGATTGTTGCACCAACACCAAACGCTAATTATGAGATAACTTTAGCTTATGTTAAACAACCAGACACTATTACATCTGGAACTGCAAGCACCTCTGGAACTTATGTGTCGAATAAATATCAAGATTTGTTATTGTATGCAGCTTTAGTAGAAGCATATGGGTACTTGAAAGGTCCCGTAGATATGTTACAATACTATGAAGGCTCTTATCAAAGAGCTTTATCATCGTACTCTATCGAACAACAAGGTAGAAGACGCAGAGACGAATATCAAGATGGTGTAATTCGTACTCCTATAAATTCACCATCACCATAATAAGGAGATAAAAATATGGCTAATGTTATACCTGACTCTTTTAAAACAGACCTGTTAAAGGGAGAATTTAATTTTGATTCATCTGGTGGATCAACTTTTAAACTTGCTTTATACACAGATATATCGGGGCTAACTGCTACAGCAACAACTGCGTTTACTGCTACAAATGAAGTTGGTACTTCTGGTACAAACTATTCATCAGGCGGAGAAACATTAAGTAATCTTGGTGTTAATATTACTAGTAATATCGCGTTTGTTGATTTTGGAAATTGTACTTTTTCATCTGTAACGTTATCAGCGGTAGGGGCTTTGATTTATAAGAGTGGCGGTACTAATCCAGCAGTTTTAGTTTTAGACTTTGGTGGAACAAAAACAGCAACTAACGGAGATTTTGTTGTTCAGTTTCCAGCTGCAACTAACTCTGCGGCTATTATTAGATTAGGCAACGCGTAATATTTTTGGAGTAGTAGATGGCATTTGTATTAAATGACAGGGTAAAAGAAACTACCACTACTACAGGTACAGGAACTATTTCTTTAGCTGGTGCTGAAACTGGCTTTGAAAGTTTCGTAGCTGGTATTGGTACAACTAATAAAACATTCTATGCTATAGAATTACCTGGACAAGCTGAGTTTGAGGTAGGTGTTGGTACAGTTACTGATGCTAGCCCAGATACTTTATCCAGAGATACGGTTATCTCCTCGTCGAATTCTGATAGTAAAGTTGATTTTTCTGCAGGAACAAAAAATGTTTTTTGTACTTATCCTGCATCTAAAGCTCCGTCTGCAAGTATGACGGCTGCAACTTATGCTTTTAATCATTCATCAACTTTGTCTGATGATCAAACAATTAGTAATGCAGTATTAGCAGGACCAGTTACGGTAACTGGAACTCAAACAATAACAGGAACGGTAGTAGTAGTTTAATGTCAAAGATAGAAGTAGATCAAATAACACAACAATCAGGCACAACTGTAACAGTTGGTGGTGGAGCTTGTAAAACTGCAGCCATAGATGCAACAACTGTAACTATAGGTCGTTGTGGAGGAACTGTAGCTTTAGCTTCTGGTGCAAGTCAAACAGGTTTTGGTAGAACAGGAACTGTAAATTGGCAGACATCTAGTATCAAAACAAGCACATTTACAGCAGTCGATGGACAAGGATTTTTCGCAGATACTTCAGGCAGCGCATTTACAATGAATTTACCATCAGGTTCAGCAGGAAGCATTGTAGCAGTTGTAGATTATACAAATACTTTTCAAACAAATAATTTAACTATTTCACCTAACGGTTCACAAAAGATAGGTGGTATTGCAGCTCCACAAGTTTTAACCACAGAGGGTCTATCAGCAACTTTTATTTATGTAGATGATACTGAAGGGTGGAAAAATATTAATGATGCAACATCAAATATAATAGGTAACGTATTTATGATGGCAACAGGTGGAACAGTAACAGAATGTGGAAATTGTAAAATTCATACTTTTACAGGACCTGGCACATTTGCAGTTTCACAAATTCATCCAAGCGGTCCAAATAATGCAGTTAATTATACTGTAGTAGGTGGAGGAGGGGCTGGTGGTTATAGTGGCCCAACATCTTCAGGAGCAGGTGGTGGAGGTGCTGGTGGATATAGAGCTTCAGGATTTGGTCCTAGTCCTTTACAAGGAACTGCCATAACTGCTACAGTTGCCTCTTTTCCTATTGCTGTAGGTGCAGGAGGCGCTTCACAACCTGGTCCGAGTACATCCACAGGAAATTCAGGTAGTGTTTCAACTTTTTCTACAATCACTTCAGCTGGTGGTGGAGGAGGTGGCGGTGCATCTCCAAGTGCAGGAGTTAATGGTGGTTCAGGTGGAGGAGGCCAAGCTGGACAAAGTGGAGGTTCAGGGAATACACCCCCTGTAAGTCCCCCTCAAGGAAGTAATGGAGGAACAGGATGGCCTGGTTCAGGATCTCACCCAGCTTATGGTGGTGGCGGTGGTGGTGGAGTCGCTGAAAACGGTGTAAATGGTGCACCTAGTGCTGCGGGTAGAGGAGGAGTTGGAGTTCCTAATGCAATAAATGGATCTGCTTTAAGTTTTTCAGGTGGTGGTGGCGGAGGTGCTTACATATCTGGACCAGCAGGTGGAGCTAGTCCGTGTGGAACTGGTGGAGCAGGAACAAATGGATCAGGAACTGCTACATCAGGGACAACTAACAGAGGTGGTGGCGGAGGTGGTTCAAATAATAATAGCTGTGCTAGTACAAATGGAGCTGGCGGATCAGGAATAGTTATATTAAGGTATAAATTTAAATAATTATGACAAGTACAATTAAAGTAAATACAATACAAAATACATGTGGAGCAGACATCATAAAAGAGTCTAGCAACACGATAACTATTGGTGCAAGTGGTGATACAGTTACACTAGCATCAGGCGCATCACAGACAGGGTTTGGTAGAACAGGAACAGTAGATTGGCAGACATCAATTAAAACATCTACTACTTTTTCTGCTTCTAATGGTGAGGGTTATTTTGTAGATACTTCAAGTAATGCTATAACAGCAAATCTACCAGCAGGATCGGCTGGATCAATTGTAGCTTTTAAAGATTATGCACAAAATTTTGATACGAACGCTTTAACTATTTCTGCAAATGGCTCACAAAAAATTGAAGGTATTACAAATGATTTTGTTTTAAATGGTGAAAGTGTTGCCGTTACGTTAGTTTATGGTGATGATACAAAAGGTTGGCAAGCAGTAAATAGTAATGATTTAAGAAATAAAATAACTTTTGTGAACGCAAGCGGAGGCACAGAATCAATAGTTTGTACAAATTTTAAAGTGCATACTTTTACAGGCCCTGGATCATTTGTTATTTCTTGTGCAGGTTCTCCTGGTGGATCAAACTCTGTCGATTACATGGTTATCGGTGGTGGTGGCAGTGGTGGATTAGGAGTTGGTACTAGTGATAGAGGAGCTGGTGGTGGCGCAGGCGGATTTAGAGAATCATCAGGTGCAGCATCAGGTTGTTATACAGCGAGTCCTTTAGGTTCAGGTGTTTCAGCTTTATCACTTGCTGCAACTTCATTTCCAGTAGTCGTTGGTGCTGGTGGTGCTCAAAAAGATTCTTTTGGTAATGGTAACGATGGAAGTAATTCTAGTTTTTCAACAATCACATCTACTGGTGGAGGAGGTGGTGGAACAAATTCAACAACAGGAAATACTGGAGGCTCTGGTGGTGGTGCTGGAGGTGGTACTTCAGGATGTGGAGTTGTAGGTGCAGCAGGTAATACTCCTCCAGTATCTCCCCCACAAGGAAATAACGGTGGTAGAGGTGGTGGAGCATCACCAAACATTGGTGGCGGTGGTGGTGGAGGTGCTACTACGGTTGGTGGAAATGCAGGTCCAGGCGCAGGAGGTAATGGTGGTACTGGAGCAACAACTTCTATTAACGGAACTCCAACAGAGAGAGCAGGTGGAGGTGGTGGAGATAAATGTGCTGGATCATCTGGTGGTGGTGCATCAGGTCCTGGTGCTTGTCAAGCAGGAACAGCAAATACAGGTGGTGGAGGACAAGGTGGTCATCCGAGCGGAGGTGGTAATGGTAGCGCAGGAGGCTCTGGTATAGTAATAATAAGGTATAAGTTTCAATAGGTAAATTATGAGTGAAGTAAAAGTAAATAAAATAACACCAAGAACAGATTGTGGAACTACACAATTAGGAGATAGTGGAGACACAGTTACAGTTACTGGTGATTTAAGATCAAACAGTTTAAAAGCGTCTGATGGCGGAGTAATTATTAGTCAATCAGGAACTACAATAACTCTAGGAGCATCAGGAGATACAGTATCTCTTGCAAGTGGGGCAAGTCAGTCAGGATTTGGAAGAACCGGAACTGTAGACTGGCAAACAGGAGATATTAAAACAGGAACTTTTACTGCTGAAAATGGTAAAGGATATTTTGTTAATACATCATCGGGGGCAGTAACAGGAAATTTACCTT